TTTGATTAATTAATAAAATAAATAATAAAATAAAGGATAAATAAACATGTTATTATCAAAGGGTGAAATAAATCATAAATTAAAAAAGAATAGTAAATTAGGGTATTACACATCAAGCTTAAATCTAGCACATAGCGATTTAAGTGGGTTCAATGTATGTCCAATGGCTAACAAATTAACAGAAAATGAAGATAATAAAAATAAATCAAATTGCTCTTCATGCTGTGTTGGTTATAATGGCTTTGCTCAAATTCATTCAAGTGTTATTGAAAGTAGAATTAATAAAACTTTAAGTTATTTTCTAGATAAACAAGCATTTCTTGAAAGATTAGTAATTGAAATAAATAACGCTGTAAAACTAGCTAAAAAGAAAGGCTTAAAACCAACTTTTAGACTTAATGCATATTCAGATATTAGATGGGAAAATGACATAATAACAGATGGAAAAAACATATTTGAGCTTTTCCCTAATATTACATTTTATGACTATTCCAAGTTGTCAAATAGAAAAGTTCCAGGGAACTATCAATTAACTTATTCACATCATAAGGCTAATTTTGAGGATACAAGTGAGGCTTTATTAAATGGCATGAATGTAGCCATAGTATTTGAGAAATTGCCTAAAACAATCAATATCAAAGGAATTGAGTATATCGTAATAAATGGAGATGAAACAGACTTACGAATAGATGAAAAAATAGGCAATAAATCTGTAGTCGTAGGATTAAAATTTAAAGGATCTAAAAAGAAATTAAATAACGCATTAATTGAAGGCTTTGCAATAAGTAAAAATAATCCTTCATTAACTTACTAAATTAATAAAATAAAGGATAAATAAAAATGAATAATAAAACACCACTATTAACTAGATTATATTGTTGGCTATTTGATGAAGATGAAAGAGCGCCTATAGGATTTATACCAGCACTTTTCATGTGCATATTAATTTCTGTAGGTGTTAATCTTCTGTTAATTCCAATAATCGTACACTTAATGAAAGGATAATAAAATGAATAAAAAAGAATACATTTATAAAACAAATGAAAAATTAAAAAAACAAATAACACAGAAATTAGAATGGAATGATAATTTTATTAAAGCCATTCAAAGTTGGGATAAGAAATTATATAATGATGCTTGTAAATATGCTAATGAAATAAAGGAGGGTTGTATATAATGGACACTAAAAAATGGATGGATTTTATGTTAAATGACATAGAACAAACACATAAAGAAAACATAAAGAAAATAAAAGACAAAGGATTTAAAGTAAAAGAAGAAGAAAACAACATCACATTTGAAAAAGAATGCAAACATGTTTGGGAGTATCAGCCAAGAGAGGAAGATACAAATATACATGCATATCAATTTTGCATTAAATGTGATGTATTAGATGAAACTGATTATGAAGAGGAGAATGAATAATGAAATTATATAATATATATTATGAAGATAATACTTATGGAGATGATCCAAGTTACGAATGTACCACAGACAATCCTATAAAATGGTTAGAAAAACACAACAAACAAAGGATTGTAGATGGTAATGGTGTTGAAAAAATGGATGATTTTAAAGTAGAGGAAATAAATGTATTATTTTATAATAAGGAGAATGAATGAATATCAATGATAAAATAGAAAAAATAAGACAAGATATAAATGGATACCACGATATAGTATCTGATTTAAGAGATGAATGGGCTGATTTAAATGGTATTCTTGATATGGGAGTTGAAAGAGAAAATGACATATTAGAATCTGTTCAAAGTATTATAGATGGGTTTGAAGAACATATTTTTGCATCTGTAGATAGAATAGAAAAATTAAAGGAGAATGAATAATGAATTATAAAAATGAATGGTTAAAACAAAAAATGTTAGCAGATGAATTTAAAGACAAATTAATAGAATATGGAGAAGATGATTTTGTTAGCTATACTGAAAAACAAACTAATCGTACAATTAAATTAATTAAGGAGAATGAATAATGGCTAGATTTATATTAGATGTTAATTCAAAAGATGGATACAGAATGAGTGATGAACAGATAGAACAAGTAACAAGATCAATGAGTGAAGAATTGTTTGATGGTGAAGTTTTTACAATAACTTGTATAGATAAAACTACTGACAATCAATTTTACATTGATGACGAAGATACCAAACTTACTGATAACAAGTTAAGTAGAAAACAAATAGACAATCATAATCGCATACTTGAAAGTGGTATGTCAAATTTTGATTGCTTAGATGAGGAGAATAAATAATGAAAAAAGATCAAGAGTTTAATCATATAGTAAGAGAAATACCTAACACAAAGGAAAATAGAGATAAAATTAAAGAACTAAATAAAATGGCTAAAAAATCTCAATCTATACATAGGTTTAAGATCAAGTATAGAAGACCATTACCAAAATCAGTTAAACCAGACTCTAAAGGATGGTATGCAGGTGGTGGATGCAGACAAGAAGATGCAAGATATTTTTCAGTATACCTAGACACCACTAAAAAACATCAAGAGCGTGTTTGGGAACGTCAACACCATAAAAGAGAGAGAGAAATAGAAGAAACAAGAAGATCTGAAAGTGCAAGATTAGATATGGAAATTGAGATGCAAGAAAAGTACGATAAATTGCTTGATAGGTATTTAGATTTGAGATTAAATCAAATGCTAAAGGGATATAGAGGATATATTGAAGAGTTACAGATAGCCCTGGATGGCGATGAAAGTAAAATAGAAATCATCAAATCATTAATGAATGTTAAAAATGAAATGCATTGGGACATAGGTGATTTAGACGAGGTCGCAAACATTGAATCAAAATGGCATGATGAGATGTATAGAAAGATGGAAGAAAAAAAGAAAACTGAAATAAATGAGGACATAGAACGAATAATAAAGGAGAATAATGATGAAATTTAGTAATTGTTGTAATGCCTTACCATATAGAGATATAATACATGATGATTTTGGTTTCTGCTCTGAATGTATGGATCATGCAGAATTTGAAAGTGAACCATGTCACAGATGTAAGGATACTATAGAACCTATGGAAGAAATATGGTACATAAAAAATAAAGCATCTTGTGGTTATTGTACAACATCTAAAGAAATTGAAAATTATTAAATAAAGGAGAATGAATGAAAAATAATAATTGTAATTGTGGTGATGGTAATGGAGTATTACCACAACATTGTGATTGCGAACAAATGAAAATAAACTATCTTGATTTATTTAGTGGTGTAGGTGGGTTCACTCTTGGACTCTTAAATGCAGGGTTTAAGTTTGACTACCATGCCTTCAGTGAAATAGATAAATACTCAACACAAACATATAAAAGGAGATTTAAAGATGCAAAAGAACTTGGATCAATTACAGATATCAATGAAGATGAACTCCCAAACCTCGATCTCGTCACTTTTGGATTCCCTTGTCAAGATCTTTCACAAGCTGGAAAGCGAAAAGGACTTAAAGGTTCACGAAGTGGATTATTTTTTGAAGCAATTAGAATCATTAGGGCTAAAAAACCCAAATATATTATCTTTGAAAATGTCAAAGGACTCCTCTCAAGTGGTGGTGGGCAAGACTTCAAAATCTGCCTTAAAGAGATTGCCGACATTGGGTATGATGGTCAATGGGAACTACTTAATACAAGGTGGTTTATCCCACAAAATAGAGAGCGAGTATACTTTGTGGGACATATTAGAGGAGAGCGTAGACCCAAAATATTTCCTCTCATCGAAAGCAGTAGCCAAACTCAAAAGACATCACAAGTCAGTGACTATACACGAACAATAACAACTGCTCATGCTCATGGAACTGCAAAACACATGAGTTACATTGGCTTAAAACAAATAGGCGTAATTGGTAAAGATGCAGAGGCTACAAGAGTATATGATCCAAGTGGTAATGCTAGGACTATTAAAGATGGTGGTGGTATGGGTGCTAAAACTGGTTTATATGATGTTAAAGGTGTAGCATATAGAACCAGGAAATATAGAGGACAAGAGGCTACAATTGAAGAAAGAGATGATAATATGGCTAATGCAATAAATAGTGCTCAAAAAGATAGTATGGTAAGAATAGAATCAACAATAAGAAGGCTTACTCCACTTGAATGTGAAAGACTCCAGGGATTCCCTGATGGATGGACAGAAGGCAATTCTGATACACAAAGGTATAAACAGATGGGTAATGCAGTATCAGTACCAGTCGTACAAGCAATAGCAGAAAAACTATTGACTTATATTTAATAGTAATGATAGATTTATAATAGATAAAGGAGTTAAGATGATGATAACAGATATAATAGGTTGTATAATATTTGGATTAATAATATTAAACCTAATACTGATTGACAAATAAACAATAACAAAGGAGAGAAAATGAAAGTAATAATAACAATAATGGCTGTTTCACTTTTAACAGCTTGTAAAGAAGAAGAAAAAGAGTTCACTTCAGCTTTAGTTGCTGAAATACCAGGATATGTAGTTGTGCCTAACACTGAAGCACCTGACTATGCTAGATATAGAAAGCTATGGAAAAAAGCTAATACTAGACCTGAGAATGGTTATAAACCAGTAGAAAAAGAAGAAGAAGTACTTGAAGAAAAAACTCCACCTAAAAAGAAAAGTAAGCATGATGATCTTTTTAAAGCCTATGGTCACGATCCAGTGCAAATAGAGTTAGATGAATTAAGCTTTAAACACGCATTCTCATTACAACATCGTGTTAAAGGTGAAGGTCGTACTTTTTGGTGGCGTGGACAACAATACACAACTAATCTTAAAGGAGGCTCTAATGGTTAACTTTGAATTTGATAAAAATCTAAACAGATGGGATGTTAGACTTCCATATGAAATGGGAGATATCAAAGAACTTGTAAGAGTAGCATACATAAGCTCAGGAAAAGACAGAAGTACTGGTGGAGATAAAATCTTCTTCACTAAAGAGTTAACTATCTCAATGGTGAGACAAGTATTAATGCATTGGGATGAACATAAACAATTCATGGATAGACCACCATTTGATGACGTAGATCATTCTAATGAACTATATGATTTAGATAGTAAGGAAATAGAAATGTTTCCTGATGGTGAAGATCCAAGTTTTTCCTGGAGAAATGACAAATGAAGACAATAACTAAAGAAACTGCAAAGAAATACATCTATGAAACTAATGGTAAAATATTTTCAGCTGTATTCACTAAAAAAGATGGTGAAAGAAGACTAATGAATTGCAGATTGAAAGTAAAGAAGTATGTCAAAGGTGTAGGACGTAAATTTGAGCCAAGTGAACGTGGTTTAATAGGAGTTTTTGATCTTCAGAAGGATCAACATAGGTTTATAAATCTAGAAACACTAGAGAGCCTTAAAATACAAGGCGTAGAATACACAATAACACAAAACAAGGAGAGAAAATGAAAAAAACAAAAACAACACAAAGAGCAACAGAAACTCAAGCTAACAATCATAGCAGTAATATTGCATATGACTCACTTGGGGATATGGCTAATGACGTAAGAGGAGTACTAAAAGCAATTATCAACAAAGATGGACAATATAGTACTCAAGAAGCTTCTGTTATTAGTAAAATCTATAATGCTGAATTAACAAGAACAAAGCTTTTGATTGAGGTTCATAAACTGACAAATAAAACCAATAAAACCTCGTCAGAAGAAATCTTGCGTTTAAATCAGTAATTAATAGTGTGAGAAATAAAGAGGGGGGGCTCGACTCCCCCTCTATAATTTGGAGATTTATCAAATGGAAACTAAACAGTGTAACAAATGCAAACAAATCAAACCTTTAACCAAAGAATATTTTTATACCCAAAAGAGACCAAGCAGAAATGGTAAAATATATTATGGATGGCGATATATATGTAAGCCCTGTGAACATAAAGCTACACTGGAAAGAAGAAAGGCTGGTGGCTGGGCTAATGAGAAGAAACGTCAAGGCCCAGGAAGTACACATAGAAAATTAAGTAAAAAAAATTCTCAGAGACATCGTGATATTATGTCTGACATGTATATAAGATCATTAATGACTAAAAAATCTAAAACATTAAAACCTAAAGATATATCACAAAGATTAGTAAATATGCACAGAATTAGTTTACAATTAAAAAGAGAATTAAGAGCAATAAAAAGAAAGGAGAGAAATGAATGATAAAGACCTAGAGCTTCTTGATATGTTTGCAGCTTGCACATTATCAGGAATAATAAAAGATGAAATAGATCAAGGAATAACAATGCATAAAGAAGACTGTATCGAAAGAGCTGAATTTAGCTATGAACAAGCTTCTGCAATGTTAGTTGTAAGATCTAAAGTAAGAGAGAGCATTGAGACTTTGTGAGACTATTGAGAAGATATTTAATTTATTTATAATGAATATATTAAATGTTTAGGATATAAAATACAAAGTATAATAATTTAAAATAGCTTAACTAAAGAGAATAGGAATATTACATGAATAAAGAACATACAGCAAAAGAGTTTGCTACCTATCAGTTCAAAATACCTCACGAATTGTGGAAACAATTTAAGATTAAAACAATTACTGCTGACAAATCTTGTGCAGAGGCACTTGTAGATCTAATCAGGAAGGATGTTAGAAGTTAATGTTTGAGGAGATATATAACGAATATCTTCTTCATAAGAATGAGGAGAATAGGGAGGCAAGGTACGAGGGTAATGAAGGCTGGTATCATGCAAGTGGTGCTGGTCTTTGCTCTCGTAAATTATACTACGAATCAGTCGAAAAAATTGAGCCTACTAACCCACCAAACAAAAAGAGCATGCGAATAATGGGACTTGGTACATTGGTTCACGAGGACATTCAGAACGCATTAATATATTATAATAATATATATTATAATAAAAAAGAAAAAGAAGAAATATCTTCTTACAAAAAGAAAAATTTGGAATTTAAGATAGAAGGTGAAATAACTGTTCCATCTTTGAATGTTAGAGGATTTTACGATGTAGTTGCACTGGATCATACTTATGATGAGCCCATGATTAGACTTTATGACATAAAAACCATTGGTGGTTTCGCCTGGTCTGTAAGATTTAGTAAAACAAAACCAGTTGAGAGTGGTCATCATTATCTACAGCTTGGAACATATGGTCTTGCACTGAAAGAAAAGTATGGGAACTTAAATTCAATGAGTTTAATATACTATAACAAAGATACTTCAGTGATGAGAGAATCAGTAGTTCCACTAATGTATTTGGATGAAGCTAGACGCTATTGGCATTCTATCAATCAGGAACATGCCAAAGGACTTCCAATGTTTAAACATGGCACATCGCCAGTTCATAAATGGGTATGCAATTATTGTCAGTTTAAGAAACATTGTAACCCACCATCAATATAAGGAGAGAAAATGAGTAAATTAAATGATTTTATGTTACAGTTTGGAGCTGATAAGTTCATGCACTTTGCAGGTGGTGCATGTGTAATGGCTATCACTAACAGTTGGTTAATGTTAGCAATCGTAGCTGTAGGTAAAGAGATTTATGATTATCAGGATTATGGTCTTTTTAGTAAAGAAGATGTATTAGCCACTGTTCTTGGTGGTGTATTTGGTTTTGTTGCTTCTTGGCTATGGCTATTACTTCCATTTAAAATATTCTAATAGGAGAGAATAATGACAAATAAAAAAAACTACTTCCAGGAGCTTGATAGGATTGATGTCACTAAGCATATCGAAAAGAAAGGTAGATTTAATTATCTTAGCTGGGTATATGCAGTTAGAGAATTAAAGACTAAACATCCAACTGCTACTTGGACAATACATGAATGGGAAGGTGTACCATTTATTAAAACTGAATGTGGTTATTTTGTAAAGGTTACTGTTAATGTTGAAGGTATTGAGATGACTCAAGTTCATCCAGTGCTTGACAATGCAAATAGACCTTTAGATGAACCTAATGCATTTCATATAAATACTAGCATTCAAAGATGTTTAGCTAAAGCCATAGCATTACATGGTCTTGGCATACACATATTTGCTGGAGAGGATCTTCCTCAAAGCACACCACTTGATGCAGAAGAACAAAAAAAATTACTTAACTTACTTTCAGAAAAAGACTTAGGGAAAGAAGTAATTACTCAGGTAATGGGTCAAATAAGTAATGAAACAATAAACAAGGGTAATTTCCAAAATGCAATGGATCATTACTCTAAACAATAAGGAGAGAAAATGTCAACAATTACTGACACCTTAAATGATGAAACTTTGTTTATTCCTGGTGATGATACTGCTACTGATAAGCCAAAGTTTATCCCAAAAGCTGAAGGTGAATACCTTGGGCACATAGTAAGTGCACGTACAACTACAAGAGAATGGACAGATAAAACAAGTGGACAAAACTTTAAAGCTTGTATTTATAACTTTAAAGTTCGTGTAGCACCTGAAAATAAAGAGAAATCTTTTACTTACTCACGTAATGGCGTTAAACATACGACTGATGGAGAACCTTATGTTGGATGGGAAGTTGTATCTAAGGGTATATTTAGATTCTTAGAGCCTGATACTACTAAAGGTGATACCTTTGTATCTAATGCTACTGCTAATGATAGATACATGCGTTTCTGTCAAGCTTTAAAAATAGATGCTACAACCTCTGAACGTGAAGTAGATGGTAAGACAGTTAATGTTCAAGTAATGCCAACACTTACTGAAAAAGACATTGAAGGTCTTCCAGTAACAGCTATAGTTGGACGTGAGAAAGAAGACTGGATGGATAGTGAAGGAAATATGCGACCTGACTATAAAATAAGATGGGTACAAGTATGGGAAAATGGTACTAAATTAACTACTGGTAATGATGACTTACCATTTTAATTACAAGAAAAAAATTGCAAGATTTCTTGTAAGAGTACTTCACTTCAGACCTGAAACTGTTGCAAAATTACTTGGTAAAAGTAGAGCTACAGTTTACAGATACATACAGAATTCGTAATGCATGGAGGTGATCTGATGATCATTGCTAATCTTGCTATGCTAAAGACGAATGATTAACTGGCTGGAAGTTGCAGTATAAAAACTCCATATATCAAGGATGGGGAGGGGTGTGAGGCATCGCTCCCCAATATTTAAAAAATTGAGCAGGTATGCTATTAGTCATATTAGCCTTGATGATTACGCTCATTACGAGTACAATAAACAAGCTGCCTGCTCAAAAAATTGAATAGTACAAGGCTAATATTAGAGTTAATTAAAACAATAGAAGAATTAATAAATTCTATTGCAGATGTACAAGAGAGAATAGAAATTCTTGAGGAAGACAGTCATGCACCAGTTGACTGGGAGGAGATAATCTATGCTAACACAAAGAGAATAGAATATCTTGAAAGGAAAATAAGTGAAAGAGACTCCAAATAGCTGGATAATACAACTAGACCCATATGATAGATCACAAAACAGAAGAGAGAAGGAAAAGAGAAGTAGAGGTATTTCAGTCTTCAACGTCAGACTATGTCCAAATTGCAATAGAGTACATGAGATGTATTATACTGGATCTTCACATGCCACTAATTACTATGAGTCTTTTCCAAAATACAAGCTTAAATCATTAACATGCATACAATGTAATGAATAATAAAATTTTAAAACTAATAGAAGAACGACTTCTTGTTGGAGAAAAAAAATATGGAAATGAAAATGTCATCTCTAATGGTAGAGACTTTGTTCAGGAAGCGTTAGAAGAATCATTAGACTTAGCTGTATATATATCAGCTAAATTAATTGAAATAAAAGAAAAGGAGAAAGAAATGGGAAGAGCATTAGATATGGAAAGAAAGCAAGATGAGTTTGAAATGAGATTGAAAAAAGTAGAAGATGCAGTAATGAAAATTGATAGTATGATTAGTACAACTGTACAACACATAGATTTACATGAGAGTACAAAAGAAGTTATTGAAACTCCAAAGAAAGCTAAGAAAGCTAAAAAAGAACCAGCAAGTGCGTAAGACTGCAGCACAAAGAATAAGAGATTATTTTAGAAAAAAATATGGTATCAAGCAAGATATATTTATTAGAGAAAAAGCCACTGAAGATGTACCAATGTCAAAGGTGCAAAGATTTCTCAAGAAAAAATAAATTCATATGGAAAAGCTGGTTTGAAGATGATAATGATTTTATAATATGTAGAGATTGTGCTTATAAAGAATCATTTGGAACTAAAAACGTAGTAAAAGCAAAAAAGGAAAATAAACTTGAGCAAGAGGAAATTAACAAATAAAGAAATAACAGCTAAGCTTAATGAGATTGATGCAGTGTTGCATGGACTCAGTGGAAATGATCAAATACTTAATGATAGAGTCATCAAAATTGATCAAATAGCTTTTCAAATAAATTCGCTACTTAACTTATATTTTATGTATCAAGATAAGATGAAAAAAGAACATTTTAATCTTGAAGATTTTAATAAGTTCGTCAATGAAGAGTTAAGTAAGAATAAGGAAAAAGTTGAGCCAAGCAAAAAAACTAATAAAAAAAGAGCTTGATACTGTCTATGTAACAACTGATGGTAGAAAGTTTCTTAAATACATGGATGCCATATATGCTGAATCACAACTTCAGATAGGCATTGAACTAAAGAATAAAAGAAAAGAAAATAACATGGATATAATCAAGTTAGTGATGCAAGTGCTTAGAAGTGAAAATTGGGGAATCTTTTATAAGAACCAACCAATACAGCCTTTAGAACTACAAGGTGGAGATTCACTTTACAAGGTAAACCAGGTTGACGATTCTGAAATTGAAGATAGAATTAATGAGGCGTTAACGAAAGGAGAATCTTGGGAGCATTCGCAGACAAATTCAGATCAGAGGAAGAACTCAGAGACTGGATAATATCTTTTTATCGAGATCAGTTACAATATTTTCTCGATAATATTGGTGGTGTTACTAAACATAAAACAAAGATAACATCAAGGCTAATTAAGACTACCATGAAGAGATATCAAGAGCTTTTAGATAGTAATGCCTAAATAGCTGGTAGTTTCATTTAGCTTTGAAATAAAAGGAGATAATATTTCTACACAGCTTCCAAATGATACTTCCATAGAACAGTCCTTAATTGGTTCTATAATAAGCTATCCCCAAAAATATAATGACATAGCCAAGTATATCGTTGCTGACCATGTATGGTATGACCCTAAATGTAGAAAATTATGGGATATCATAAGTGGCATGGTAAGAAGAAAAGAGCATGTTGATCTAATGACTGTTAGCTCAATGCTAAATGAAGTGGACTACATAAATGGCATTGATAGTGTATTTGTAGTAGATTGCACCAATATGGCTGGAACACTTACGACAATAGAAGTGTATGCCAAAAAGATATATGAAAAATATCTTCTACGCTTAGTAATAAGCTATGCTAAAAATATTTCAAAAGAAGCAATGGATAATAAAGTTCATGCTTTAGATACTCTTGTGTCAGCTCATACTGCAATTGGTGAGCTTATAAGTTTACGACCTGATAGTATATTTAACATTGATGAAGAACTTAGTCAAGCTATTGAATCAATTCGTAATACAGATAAGCTTTTAATAAAAACTGGATTTGAAAATGTAGATAGATTTTCTGGTGGACTTACTAGGGGTGAAATTACCATCGTTGGTGGTAGACCAGGACATGGAAAATCAACAATGATGCTAAATATGGTAAGTAAGGTTATACAGAAAGATAATAAAGTAATGCTATTCAATAGGGAACTTACCAATGTAGAAGTTCTTAAAAAGTTAATTGCAATTGAGTCTGGAAAATTATCATATGGAATGATACGTCAAGGGATATATGAAATGAGCCAACTGCAAGAGCTTGATAGAACACGTCAGATTTTAGCTAAAAAATATAGTCCTGATAAATTTAGAATGCATGATAAGATTCGTGATTTTGCTTCTTCTGCAACAGAAATAAAAAAGTTTAAACCTGATATTGTTTTTGATGATTATCTACAACTAATAACACCAGGAAGAGAAGATGAGCGTAGATTACAACTTGAGAAAATAGTAAATGATTATAAGTGGATCTCAAAAGAATATAATTGTGTTGTAGTATTAGCTTCTCAGCTTAATAGATCCATAGAAACAAGAGGTAATCCAGTACCAAGACTTTCAGATCTTGCAGAAAGTGGAGCAATAGAACAAGTTGCAGAGAATGTTTTCTTCGTATATTACTCATATAAGGTTGATCAGAAACCTGAGAATAAAAATCAAATAACATTGGTAGCAGCCAAAGTTAGATATGGAGAAACTGGATCAGTACAAATGGCTTACGAAGGAGATAAATGTACAATGTATAATGATGAAGAAGAAATGTTTACACCACCAATAAGAAAGGAACAAGATGAAATCCCCTTTTAAAAAAGTAATAGGAATAGACCCTGGAAAAGGAGGTGGGATTGCTGTTATTACTGATGAGACAGTCAATATATTTCCTTGTCCACGTGATGTGGATGAAATGGCAATATTAATAGGTATGTGTCTCAGCGATGTCTCATCATACAGAACACAAGTATTCTTGGAAAAAGTATGGGCATTTCCTACAGATGGTAGGGCTGGCTCATTCTCATTTGGTTGCAACTATGGACAATGGCAAGGAATATTGGCAGCACATGAATTAAAACCAACTCTTGTAACTCCAAAAGAATGGCAGTCACATTTTGAAATAAAAAAAGGACTCCCAAAAAATGTAAGAAAAAAAGCTTTAAAACAAATGGCAATTGATAGATGTCCTGATATTAAAAGGATAACTTTAAAAACTTGTGATGCTCTTATGATAGCGATTTGGGGGCTTGAAACGCATTTAAGCTATAAAAGGGAGCTACCTTGGGTTCAACCCATAAAACTTGAGAAGTCCTCTTAAATGAGCGATTTGGAGCTTAAAATTACAAAAAGGAGAGTATAGTGGATGGATATGATAAGAAATGGGCAAATAGAAAGAAAAACAATCAGGCTGAAGGCATATTTGAAAACTATTTAGATCTTAAAGGAATTGAATATGTTAAATGTGGCATTGATGCCATTGAAAGGAATCTTCCAGGCTTGAGATATGTTACTGATTTTGTCAGATGTCAGCCAGACTATTTGGTATTCAATGAAATAAAAAAACCAATATTTGTTGAAGTAAAAGGTTTTGCAGATCATATTAAATTAAAACCAAAAGATCTTAGGAGCTACATTCAATGGAAAGATCAGCATCCAGTATGGTTATTCATGTACAATCTCAAGGATGATACTAGATGTCTGGCTAGTATTGATAAGGTATGCAATGTAATTCAAATGAAAAAGCCTGAGATTAAACATTATCCTGAAAGTCGAAAGAATACATACTATGAAATGCCACCAGAGTGGTTCGACTTTGAACCTATTTAGTTTTACAGATGAGGATATACTGAATATTTTCTTTTGTAAGTACCTTTAGAAATAGCTTTATTAAATTGTCTCAACTTAAACTGATATTCTTTTTCCATCGCTCTTGCCATCTTTGAATTCTCTGGTGTTAACCAATCATAGAATTGTTTCTTTAAAGTTCTCTTAGTACCCTTTGGGTCATCTGAAAGATTTAATGGATCAAAATGTGATATGACACTTTTAATTGCACGCTTGGCATCTTTACTTCTTTTTGCTGGAGTTAAGAATGGATCTTCTTTCTCAAGATCGCTGACAATAAAGTCATAAGCAGCCCAATATTTTTGTGCAATTTCTTTTTCACTACCAAATATCAAAGCATCCTTTAATTTTCTGTAATAAGGAGATCTTCTGCTTATCATTCCCTCTGGACTATGCATAGCCATTCCACGCTCATTTTTAAATTTACGTGTCATTGTACGAAGTCTTTTCATCTTTTCATAATATGGAGACTTTCTTATCTTGTATCCTGTCTCCAATTGATTCCAAGCCACTACAGCATTACGTGCAAAATCTGATGAGGCTTGACTAAGAGTTTTACCACCACCATACAGCTGTTGAAATTGTTCAGCAGCATCTTGTACGTGTCTTAATATTATTGGCTCTGATACTGGAGCTACAAGCTTTTGCTCATATGGATTCATTATCTCTCCAAATACCCCAAGAAATTCTGAACGCCATACATTCATCAAAACGCTATCTAACTTATCATCTTGACCAGCCTTAGCTCCTACAGGCTTTTCTTTACCAAGAAGTTCATCATACATCCAGTATAAAGCAGCACCACTAAAAGCATGAGCCATTGCAGCACGAGCAAGTGGAGCAGGATTACCATACTGCTTTAATGGTTTCACATAATTATTATAACTATCAATTGTAGTAGATGTAGCTATTCTTTGAAATAATGTATAGGGCTTTGCTTCCTTAGAAGACATCCAAAGTGGAAGTAGTATTGCAGATGTACCCCCCTGTGTGGAAACATGAGAAAAGTGTCCTACCTTGTCTATTATATGTGAGTATTTACTCTTTGCTGATGAAGCATCAAAGCTTTCTGTCTTTTCTAAGAAACTAATTTCATCATCACTAAGTTTCCATAAATCTTTCATTAGCTGACGCATTCTTCCTTTATTGGTCTTCATCCCAAATAAATTCTTATTGCCACGAAGTTTAGAAACTGTTTGAGAAAAATATAATTGACCAGCTTGAGAAGATACAACCCTATTTATAGCCTCAGTTGGAGTCATTAAATTTATATATTTAAATAAATTACTCATTGACAAAGCTTTATAACCTTTACTTTGAAGATCTAAAGTAGAAGCTCCATAGTTTAATTGCCCTTTAGCTCTAGCCTCTTTCCATGCTGAAGAGCTAAAAAGATTTCCCATTGAACGAAAAGTATTAATATATCCCATGTTCCCCATCGTCCTTGGCATTCCAATTAATAAATTCTTAATACCAGAAAGTGGAGAAGAAAGTCCAACAGCAGCAGATACACTTGTAACATTTGAAGCCAATCTATACGCAGGTTCATTTAATGCAACAAGTTCATTTCTATCTATTCCAAGCTGTCTTTTGATAAGTTTAGCCAAATATTGTCCTTGTTCAGAACCACCAGGCTTTTCCAGTTGTTTTAATAAATCACTTTTTGTTTTTCCACCTTTAATATACTGACTTCCAAGTTTACTAAATTCAGGAAAATATCTAAGTGTAGCCAAATACTTTGACATATTTGCAACGTATGCATTTGAAAGAGATGCAGAATCTTCATATGTTTTTACACGTTTAAGATCTCCATGTTTATCTCTAATCTGCATAAATTCTTCCAAGAGAGGAAGCCTTTTGATTAAATGAGGAGTGTCAGCCATTTGAAAACCATATTTCAATGATTCAAAAAGTTGTGTTCTAACTTTTAATTCAAATTCAGGATCACTAAGTAATTTTTCAGCTTCTTTTTTAATTGCAGATTCAGATTTTCCTTTATGTTTTCTTCTTGCTTCAGACATTGCTGAATCTTTTAAACCCTTTTGAACAATATCTTTTAATGGAGCACTATCTATTTGTAGATGTTTAAGAGCTTGCTTTGAAACTCTTCTATACATATATCCATTAATATATTTATCTTTTAATTCTTCTTTAAGAGCCTTAGCATTCTTTTCTGATAAACCATGTCTATTTACTTCTGTCTCGATTTGCTTGTAAAAATAATCTGTCATTTCCTTGTACTGCATTCTAGCATTATATTCTGGAGTACCTTTTTTATACATATTATCATAAAATTCTTTTTCACCCTTTGAAAATCCTCCATCTTTTTCAGCTAACTTAGACCTCCTTTGAGCTCTAGGCTCATCAAATAAATATTCAAATTTCTTCTTCTGTCTTCCCTTTATCTGCCCATAGCCATCAACAAGAGTTTTTCTTACTGAATGAAGATATGATTCGCCTCTACCTCTAAATATGGAATGCTCTACTACCTCATGATTTAACATTTTATTAGCCATATCTTTTGCACCAAATTTTTCAGCGACTCTATGTCCAGCTGAAATTGCTCTTTCTAATATTGGAGCAAACTGCTTATCTGCTATGTTTTGTATAAAAGATTTTTGATTATCAGCAAGAGGATTTGCTTCTCTGCTTAACCTGACAGCTGATTCATATTGTTTTAAAGTTTCAGGACTAGCGTTCTCAACTTTACCCTCTTTTACTCCAAGAGTCTTTAAATATTCAGTACTTATTTCCTTGCTAATTTTATATTTTCTATTAACTTTATCTACATTTACAAATGAAGGTTTCTTTTGCCTACTTAAAAGAAAGTCTCTATAAATTTCCATGTCAGCAATTGTCGCATCTTTATAGTATTCAGACTTCCCAAATATTTCCTTCTTGGCAGACTCTTTGTAAAATGTACCAATATCACCTTCAATTGTTTTTATGTATTTTTGTAAATTGCTTTTACCAACACCACTTGTTTGAAGCTTGCGACCAATACCAATATCATGAATTTGTTTTTTCTGACCACTCAAACCCATCCAATCTGGCATTGTTTTCATAAGGTTATTTATTCTCATCTCATAACCTTTTAAATTACTTTTTAATTGTTGAATCTTAGGAAGATCTTTCTTCTTCATTGCCTCAGCCAAACTTGCTTTGTCAGTAGCTTGTAAGCGTTGAACCATTTGCATTTCTCTAATACTTTTAGTATCAATCTTTCCAGCTTTTTTCGCAGCTTTGATAGCAGCTTCTTTTGCAGGTTTTCCAGTAGTTATGCCTTCAGTAATCTTTAATAGATCCATTGCCTGCTTCTGAGTTTGTTTGAACTCTCCTAAAGAACCTTTATATAAACCTAATGGATCTTTAGCAGTCTTTATAAGAGCCTCTGTCGTCCCAACCATACCATTTAATACTTCAAATATTCTTGTCATGTTCTCAGGAGTAGCCTCTAGCTTACCACTTTCAACTTTATCAATTTGAGTTTTTAAATTATCAAGTTCTTTTATTCTATTAAAATAACCTTTATCAACTTCACCTGCTTTACCCATAACCTCTTGAGCTGTCTTAATAAGATTATCAGCACCAAGCTTATCACCTTGATTGCGTAATTCCTCAGCTTGCTTCATTAGCTCATCATGAACATTAGCAAAAGATTTAGATTCATTAGTTTTACTTTCACCTTTTATCTTTGCCTTTAACATGTCAATTTGTTTTTTACCAGTACCCAAGAGTTTTCCTTGACCCTTCATCACACTAAATAATCCAATATTTGTACCATAAGATGTTATAATGTCTTTAAATCTAATATCTTCTCCATGTGCAGCACGCTCAGTAATGTCAGCAGCTGTAAATACTCCAGATTCAGTAGCTATCTGTCCAGGCATTCCATACATTGCAAGACCAGCCTTATCTTTAATTGTTTTAACTTTATTACTAAAAGCATTTAAAGCTTCAGCATGCTTAAAAGACATTCCACCACCTATACCACCAGTAATACCACCAAGAATACCACCATGCATTACACCACCAGCAATACCAGCAAATACATTTTCATCATTAAGAGCTGCATTTATGCCTCCCATTGCACCTTCATATGCACCTAAGCTAGCAGCTTGATTAATGGCAGCTGGAATAGCATAATCTAATCCACGTTTACCAAATTGAACTCCAGCACGCTTCTTCATTCCTTCTAGTGCAATGCCAGATAATCCTTTACCTATTTTGCCACCAATACCCATTGAAAGTAAATCAAGTGGCATTAAAAATGAAAGAGCCATTGAGCCTATGTCTTGTAATATGTTTGGATCATAATCTTTTAAATCGTATCTTGCCTTGCCAGTAACAAGCTGTTCAGTAAGACCACTAAGAGAATTGTTATAAGCTGACTTCATCCAATCAGCAGAGCCTTCATCAATACCATAATCAAACCATTCTGAAAATGTATTTAAAAAAGATGGGGAACTATTAACTGATGAAGACGTTACGCCTTTGTCTATATCTCCCCAAGACAGAGATGGATTCTCTATTTTTGCCATTCTATACAATATATCATCAGACTGATCTTTTAGATCTGGATCTCTTCTTAGTCTATCAATTTCTAGCTTTACTTCTGTTGGCATTGCCATAAACTACTATCCTTCTGTTAAATTAAAATTATGCAGAACCAAATCTAAGAGGACTCCAACCTTTCGTAGATTGGTCTGTTGAGCTATTAAATTCATCTATAGAAGATTCTACAAACTCGCCCCATTTGCCAGTATATGGATTCATCATTTGCTTTTCTACTATAAGCCTACCTTTTTCATTCCTTCCAAAAGCAAATTGAACTGTTTCTCCACCAAGTTTTGCTTGCACAGCTGGTGCAGAACCTTTCCCCTCAAAAAGACTTCTCCTTAATCTTTTATTTTTCACTTTAGCAATATCACTCCTAATAGCTTTTAATTCTTTTGGACTAAACTTTCCAGCTTTAAGTCTTTCTTTGTCTTGCTCAACTACAACATCTTCCTTATCTTTCCATGCAATATAAAGGTCTGGACGATTAGTCATAAAATCTTCAATTGTTATATTAGCATCACGATTTTTAGCTTTTTTAAATTCTTTTTTTATTTTAAAATCATGTGCTTTATTTCCATAATCTCTATCTAAAACTACCTTTAGTTTAGATATATCTTCTTTTGGAATATCAATAGTTTGGAAACCTGACTTAGGATCAGTTTTAGGAGTAGCAGGATCAGTAGGATCAGCAGGATCAGTAGAATCAGTTTTAGGAGGAGTAGGCTGTATTGCAACTTTCTCCATTCCTGGCTTACCATCTAAATGTCCAACACCATCCATAAGACTTGCATAATTCTTATTAGAAGTTTTTAAGTTTGCTTCCAATTGTTTCCATGTTGATTGCAGTTGTGCTACAAAATTTAAATCTTCTGGATTACTACTGCCTGCAAGCGTAGCAAAGTCTCCTTGATCATATGTATTCCCAGCCTCATCAGTATAAGCACCTTTTCCCTTTATAAAATTATCAAGCATTGTATACTGAGGAGCATTAGCGTCCATGAAAGCCACCAATGATTTTCTAGTGTCATCAGTTCTTTGTGCTTCTTTATTTTGATATTGGTGCATTGGTGTTAAACTTCTTGATTCCCAAGCAGTTTTCCATGAGTCAAACTCTTCATCTGTAAGCATATTTTGATCTTTTGCTTGAACCAATAAATGCGTATTCATAATCTCACCTTGATTTAATAAATCTGCTATTGATTTAAAAGCTGTCTTTTCAAGGCGATCACCATGCATGGCAAAAAATTCACTCTTAAATTTAAGATACCCTTCATTACTATTTCTAATCTTATCAATCTGTTCTTGACCAATTATCCCAGCTCTATCAATACTATCAATAGTATCTATCATTTTTTGACTTTCAGTCTCAATCTGACCAGACATTGCTTCAAAAGATACATTTCTTTCTCTTTGATCCTTCATGTTTTGAAGAACTACTTGACTCCATTCTGTGGTATAATCATCAAAAGTGCCTTGATTTTCTTTCATTACACTTTCAAACCTTTCAATCCTTTTATCTAAATCAGAAATACTATAATTTTCTTGATAATCACCAGCACGCATAGCCATGAGATTTCTAGTCTTGTCATTCTTCATCTCTTGCCATTTTGCAGCACGTTCTTGCTGTTCAGGAATCTGACGTATGGATTCCATTGCCACATCAGCCCACCAAGGCTTATCAACATTTCTACCTCGCTCACGTTTAGCGATTTCCATTTCTAATTGTTTCATCATGTCATATGCCATTAATATCTCCTAATTATTTTTAACCTGCATCAGCAAACTGTGCTATAAAATCACTAAATGCACCTTCATCAAATCTTTCTTTTTCTAAACCATACATCCCTTTTCTAGCTTGTAAACTAGCCTCTTGCTGAGAAAGACCATATTGATCTTGAGCTGACTCAAATGCTTCAGATACAGCCTCAGCTCCACTTATTTGACTTCTCATTGAAGCACCACCACCACCATATACACCTTGCATTTGTTGCCCTAAAGACTGAGCACCCTGCTGAACTTGTGACATAGATGCATCTAAAGTTTGACCAGCTTTTTGACCAGCAAGACTATCAGCAAAAGATATATCAACATCCTGCATTCCTGATGTAGCACCAGTACCTCCAAGTACTGACTGCGTTATTTGATCTTTAAATCCTGCTGGTGCAGCAGCAATATCAATTGAATCAACTTTTCCATCGTTATTAAAATCAAAGCTGACTTCTTGCTGATATGTACCTCCATATTGTTCTGCAAGAAATTGACTTTCTTTTTGATCAATATCGCCAAGTGAAGGCATTTGATCTTCAATTAACTTTTGAAGTTTAGTTCTATCCTTTGTTAGCTCTGAATCTGGAAAAGTATCTTGCAATAAAGTCATTATATCGCCTATACCTTTTCTTTCTCCACTTGCCTGAAAAAAATCATCCTTACCTAAATTTGGTGCACCATAATCTGTAGTATCTTCTGACAAATGCGAAGGAACATCATCAAGTGATTCAAAAAATCCATCTCCCACCTTTGAATCTCCTATGGATGATAATGCAGCCTGAACACCCTGCGTCCTTGCTATTTGTCTATTAGAATTCAAAGGCCCTTGTACTTGTTCTATAGCACTCCAAGCTCCAGAGCCTTGACCATCTGGCTTCCATTCATATGTATTATAATATGCTTCATACTCAAAATTAATTGGTGTATAACCTGTTCTATTTTTTGGAACTTCACTTGCCTTGAAGGTCGAACCACCTGAGTCTCCACTAACCCAAGGAAGTCTTTCCCAGTGGGTTTTTACTCTTGCTGGCCCAGTTACAATTTTATCACCCTCTTTATATATTACTGCCATATTATTTCCTCCCCAACATTTCAGCTAATGATTTTTTATTATTACCACCAAGAGTCTTTCCTTGCATGTCAAGATATTCAGCTACTGTTGGAACTTGACCACCTTCTTCAAATTTAAATTTTTCCAGATAATCAGGCTGATCTCTTTTTAGTATTTTATAAAGCTCTTTATCCCCTTTAAGTGCCTTTAAATAAGACTTAGCCCATGACTTTTGAGTTTCTCCCTCTGGAATACCATATGTACCTCCAGCTCCTGGAAATTTACTTCTTATACCTTGCCATCTTTCTAAAAGACTCACATCTTTTCTGTTTTGGAGAGGGACAGGTTGCTTCTCAGTAGGATATGCAAAAGACGATGATTCATTACCTGTAAAAATTGGAGATACTCTGTCATCAACTGCATCAGTTGTTGCTGTGAATGCATCACTTATTGAAGGTACTTCATCAGATTGACCAATAATGGGATCTGGCAATACATCTGTTACACCAGTTTTTGAATATACAGAATCGTGTACCTTTGCAGGGTCATACCCTCCAGTTAGGTCTGGTGAAAAATCATCAGTTGGATAATACTCTGGTACATCAGGTGGTGGTATATCAGGTTGAGCAGGAGCTTTTAATTTGACAGGATCTACTGGATCTTTACCCATTAAACTAAAGTCACCCTTTGAAGCTCTTTGCAACCAACCTTTTTTCACTTTACTAGGATCTTTTAAATCTCTTGACATTTCTCCACCTTTTATTATTGGATTTCCTTTTTCATCAAAAGATACTTCTGGAGTTAATGCACTAAGATAAGATAAACCAACATCTACACCTAAGCTTTCAGGAGACCAACCACGATCCTTTCTACCTTCTCTTAGCATTTTTCTTGTATCTTCAGCAGCTTGTACACCATAACCATATTTGCTATCAGATTTAATATTGGATTCTTTCATACCCATACCAGAAGATCTAAGTCCTTCCTCTGTCCATTTCTTTAAAAGTGAAGTTGTAACTCCCTTTAATAAAGGAGCAAGTAAAGGCCCACCTAAGCCACCAACAAGCCAAGTAGAAGCTTTAGCAGCAAGAGGACTAAGAGCACCAAGAAGACCACCAAGCTTACCCTCTTTACGTTTTTCTTTCTCAATCTTGTCAGCAAGATCTCTCATTGTTTTATTTTGAGCACTTGCTCTTCTTACTGCACCTACGCTTATTGCCATAGCCTATTCCTTTACTTTAAATTATTTATTTCTATCTGCATTGCATCAACTTGTGCTGATAATTCTTGTACTGCTTTTGTTAATATTGGTATGAACTTTGTATATTTAGATCCATATTGCTTTCCATCTTCACTAACAGAAAAAGTTAAATTAGTTTTATCAGAAACTTTATGATTATATGAATTTTCAACAACCTCAATATCTTGAGCTAAAAAACCAACATCAAGCCAATCCTCTTTATGAGTACCATCTGTACTCACTGAATTTAAATCAATGGAAGAATCATCTTTGTCAATATATTTAACTCTCTTATCCCACTTATAAGTAACTGGAGTAAGTTTATTAATAAATTCTAATCCTAAAGAAAGATTTGAAATATCAGTTTTATCTCTTTTATCAGATGCAACAGTCCAATCAGTTTGTATATGAGATTCATCAATATTCTCATCTCCAAGAACCATCTTATTACTAGCTGTTGTTATTTGCCCCCCAGGAGAACCTGTTTTTCCTGCATCTTTACCTATAAAAATATTGTTATCTCCACTTGTTACGTTGTTTCCTGCACTATAACCAATAGCTACGTTGTAATCAGGAGTGCTAGCTCCAGCACCAAGAGCAAAAGTACCAATAGCTATATTCCCTACTGCTGTAGCAGTATCTCTCATGGCATTTGTACCAATTGCAATATTATTACTAGAGCCAGTACTTAAATCTTTAGCTGTACCAACACCAATTCCAATATTAGAAATAGAAGCACCAGCACCAGCCCCCCCAGTTAAATCTTCTAATGCTGTATGCCCAATAGCTATATTTTGTTCACATTGACTCGCAGTCCCACTTGGATTTGTAAGAGCATCTGTTCCAATCATTATATTGCTAGCACCAAGAGTTGTAGTACCAGTACTAGAATTAAGAGTTATCCTTCCATTAAGAGAAATATTGTCAACAGTGATATCTCCACCTGCTGACGAATTTAAATTACCTACAGTAGTAGTTGCACCAAATGAAGCTACCTTAGTATTATTTGCAAAAATATCAACAGAATTATGATCTATTGAAAGATAATTAGATATGCTTGTACCAAACTTTGTTTTACCATTTATACCAAGAGGAGTTTCATACCAGTCTGATCCAATCCTTCCAAATAACTTAGCACCTAAAACTGATTGTCTTATCTGTATGTCACCATCTCCACCTTCTCTGGGATCAGGAGCACCAAGCTTATTACTAACCTTTGGTCTATTAGCACTTCCCCATTGCAAATTTTTTGTTTTATTTGCCATTATTTAATTGGTCTCACTCTATATAATATTGAGATATCATTTATTTCAAAGCTTTCACTAACTGCCCCATTAAAATATAATGATATACTTTTCCAATCTTTTCCTTCAGCAGAATCATCAGGGTATAGCGTTGCTACATGCCAACTTTCTAAATTTGCAGCACTACTTTTATCTAATAAAGGCGTAGTATCAGTAGTCCCTCCATAGGCATCTGTAGCAAAATGATAAACATCACTTGTGTCAGTTTCTCCATCAACACCATATGCCACAGTAAGTGCATCTGCTTTACCTTTATATGTTATGTAAATTTTAAATAACTTTTTAGTTTGAGATGGTAACCCAAGGTCAAAATCTTTAGTCCAATATGTAATTGTTTGAACATTACTAGCTGCTTCTCCAATATTGTAAGTAAATGGAGCTTCTGGTGGATCACTTGAATCATATTGAATTATACTTAAATATCCATTTGGAGATATTTGAAAATTAGAATGAGTATCATCATCTGCATTTTCAATAAAATCAATTCCTTCTGTCCAAGATTGTGTTAACATACTATATACCCAAGCACCATCATCAACAGATTCGTGACCAATATCTTTAAGTACAATGATACTTTGTGAACGTGGATCATATCCAACACAAGGAACACCAGTACCATCAGCAGCTATTGAAGAAGTTTCAGACAATCCCCAGTCAGCAATATTGAATTTACCACCTGTAAGTGATATTACCTTTTGACCATCATATATAAAACATCCATTCTTATTTGCAAATATTACACCAAATGCAGTTGTAAATACTTGACAAGGATTAGATACTCCACAATCTCTAAATGCTGCTTCAGCATAAAACTGTGCTGGATTTGAAATATTAATTGCATACATTGCATTTTCTTTAAACTGCAATATTGTATCTTGAAAAGATACAAGTGCTGTAATTGGCATACCATCAGAAGAAGGTGAATCAAAAAAGTTAAACTTAGGGAATACTCCAGGTTTACCAGGCATTGAATACATCATCAAGTCTGGCTTATGCTCACCCCTAAACTTAACATTCCCAATAAATACAACTCCTTGTGCCCCAACTGTTGCTGTTTTATATCTAACATCATGTGCTGTTGGGCCAGCAGTTTGAGTCCCACCTGTTGTATCATCTTGATCTAAATCTGGAGATTTACTATAAGCTTCATTTGCATAATAGCCATTTAAAGAAGCATATGTATATACTTCTGGAGGATTTTCAAATACCAATCTAACAGGATCATCTAAATCATGAACATCTTCATTTGCATCGCTTCCAACATTTGTATTTATAGTCCAAGGAGTAAAAGTAGAATCAAGAGCACCTTTAACACCATCAGCTAGACTGAGTTCTGCAAGTAAATATCTTTCTGTACCTCCAGATGCTTTAAAATATATTCTTGCACCTTCAATTCTCTTATCTCCACCAAGTGGAGCTGCGTTTGTATGGCATAGGCTAGGATTAAGGCGTAATGTTCCATTTGAAAATGTGTCAGTTCCAATAGCAGTAAGACCAGTTTCAACACCTCCATCAAATAGCCAAGAAACATAGAAAAAATATTCTCCATCCCAAGTGCCAGTACCTCCAGAATCTGCCCCTACTAATCCTCCAGGAACTATACAGACCTCTAGTGCCCCATGCGTTGAAGCAGCTACATCTGCATCTTGAATGCCAACCTCGCCAGCAGGCGTTGCAGCCTCATTATCAGTAGTAGGAGAATTAATTAGAGGAATACCTGCAACCCAACCACTAACAGTTTCATTTTGATCTTCTCTGTTTACCAGTATTGCAGATTTCCTTTCCTCACCATGTGCAAAATTAGCATCACATGCATAAAACCCATTACCAGCAGCATAATATACAGGAGCAACAAAAGTATCAGCATCTGCAATATCTAATGCAAGTGTTGAAGGAGAACCATTGTCAGCAAGTTGCACATCATCACCATCTTGTGTAACATTTATTGTGAAATCTCCAGCAACTGGAGTTGAAGCTAGAGAATATCCACTTTTAAATACAAACCAACCATATCCAGCACTTGGATTGTCTGAATCTTTAAGAGCTGTTGCTGTAAGCCCTGTACTTGTTTCAGTATGTAGATCGCCAAGAATTTTTATTCTTCCAATATTTGAAACTGTCACATTTGTAGCCTCTTGACATTCATTGTCAGATATATCTCTTGGAGATGACTTTTGATTAATGCCTCCATGGAACTGAGATATTTGATATAGTTTTTTACTCCTACCAGCTGTCTGTGGCAATGGTTGAAATCCACCAGGTATTGAATTCCAATTAACAATACCAGTAAAAGAATTAGCTCCAACATTTGACATGGCAGGTATAGAGGGTAATGCATCTACAGTATTAGGAGCATTTAAATTGCCATGAGCCTGCATTATATTGCCACCTTCACCTATAATAGAACTATACTGTGACCCTATATTTATTCCAGACATATTTCCAAAACCACTAAAACTACCTATATCTTGGCTAATCTCTTTCCATAAATTAGGATTTTCCTCTGGATGTCCAGGCTTATGTGGCATTATAACAACCCTTTAATTACTTTTTTGATTTTAGCCCAAGCTTTATCATCTTTTTTAGTCTTAGTTGCTTTAACAGCTATGTCTCCAACTATGATTAAGAGCCTAAGCATACCATGCTTTTTTATTAATCTTCCTATTACTATATTTAACATTACTTACCTGCTACTTTATAAATTGCTTTTTTAATTGAAGTCCAAATTAAATCATCCCATTGACTTGGACTAAGAGCTACTAACTTATCAACTGCCAATAGACAGATTAATACATACTCCCAATTGTTAACTAAAAAACTCATTTATTTTCTCCTTGTTTAAAAAGTTTAATTACGATATCTTTTATTGTGTTTACTGCTGTCATTGTTTTTTTTGTCTCATCCTTTGCTTGACGATTACTATCAATAAGTTTAACAGTAATGTCATACAAATTTTTTATGTCAGACTTTACCTCTCGTGTTATGAATTTTATCAAATACATAAGTGCATAGCCCAAACCTATCGCCACTGCGACTGGAATCCCCAGCGTTTCTACTATAGCAAATATGTCCAACTATACCTCCTAACATTATTTTAATTCTTTTCTTATTTTAAGCACCAAATAGCATAAAGTTGCAATACCTACGAGGAGACTTACAAATTCTGGCAACCAATCCCATAATGATAACCAAAAACCTCCAAGACCATACGTTGTTGTTTTAATTGTATCTACAGCTCCTTCCATTATGTTGGACGATTCTCCTTTCTCCAATTTTCAGCTTCAGTTAATTTCTTTTTATGTCGACCTTTCCAAAATCCTAAAAATTCATTTACTAAATCTTTATCTCCAAGTGAAGAAAAGTCCTCATCACCTACATTTGCCAACATTGCCTCTCTAGTCTTACCACTAATCTTACCTGATTCAGCTCCAGTAAGCATATCTATTAAGCCAAATCGCCCTTGTTGATGAGCTAAATATCCAGCTAAACCTTCAGATATACCCATATCTCCATATTTTTCACTTAAACTCCACTCTTTTCCACTACCTGACTGAACTTTATCCCTTAAATTAGCTCTATACATATCTATTGCTGCTCCAGCACTTTTACCTAAATCTTTCCTATAGTCAAAACCCTCACCAATTAAACCATATTCTCTCCCTGCTTTTTCACCAAACTGAAATCCTCCTGTATATCCCAATGGATTAACAGCTTCAGGATTAGCACTAGATTCTATTACAAACATATCTGTCAATTTATTTAAATCAAAATCTTTCTCTTTGGCAACAGATTCCAATGTCTTGTAATAATCACTTCCCACTCTACCACCATTTTCATATGACTCACGTTCAAGGATTACATTTTTTAAATTTTCAATTTGATCTTCTTTTGAAACCTCTTGATGTGGAGTCATTGGAGATGATAAGAAACTACCAAAATCCCAATCCTTAGTCTCACCTTGACCACCAACACCTTCAAGTAATCTCACTATATCTAAAACACTAGCCTTCAACTCATCAGCATCTTTTGACTTTTCTCCAAATACTTCTACTATTGATTTTTCTTCTTTCATATTTTATCCTGTAATTAGCTCACCCCATAAGGAGGTCTTGCCATTTATTATTTGTATTACATGCACAGTGAAAAAGCCTTTGTCAAAAAAGTCTACAATAGCAAAAGCATGAGACCAATTGTGCATTCTATGTTGTAAGAATTCATTCTTGTTCGATGTCATGTCCTTCAGACATCCTATACTCCACGCTGACTTCACTCCATCCAGATGGGTTACAGACGATTGCTGTATGTCGTGGTGATGCCCATACATAATGGACTTCCCTAGCCTCATTAAATGATTTCTTGTATGATTTATTCCAGCAAAATGGTGTCCATGATATAGAGCTAGTTTCCCAATCTTCATGTATTTCCCCACTGGATGATACGTATAACCTCTTTCTTTTAAATTTACACATTGTTC